CCGGCCCTCTGGCACTCGCCAGCCCACTGATCACCAACCCCTACCTGTACGCAGTCAACTACAACGTGCTCCGGATCCAGAACGGTCTCGCCAGTCTTTTGTACGCAAATTAAGCTGCAAATTTTAGTCCTCAGGACTAGTAGTAATAAAAATGCCACTTTGGTTTTGGCTCATAATTGCATGTATCGTATTTCTTATCACGTATGACAAGCGCAGCGGAAAACTCCAGGAATTTTTTGGCCCAGACATAGTAGTTGAGAGTCGAAATGGCGACTCGAGAACGACACAAAGCAGTAGCGATACCAATGAGCCAAATTGAAGGAGTTCCGCATTTCCTTGTGGTCCACGACCGCAGATATAAGGAATGGACGTTTGTTACCGGTGGATGCCGGCGTCGAGAAATCTACAACCCACTCCGATGTGCGGTTCGAGAACTCGAAGAAGAAACACGCGGAACGATCAACCTGAAGAGAGGCTCGTACGCCTACTTCAAGTTTTCGACTGATACCCCAGAACCTAGAGATCTCGAGGATGGAGTTGATGTGGTGAATCACTACCACGTCTACGTCTTTGATCTCCCAATGACTTCAACTGAACACAAACACATCGTGAGACGATTTGTCGAGGAAAAGGACAAAATGGAGGGTCATATCGTACCGTTCCGTAAAAATTACGACGAAAATGATGCCTGTGAGTTTGACACGCTCGACGGCATCTCAAAAAGAGACAATCTTTGGCCGATGATTCGTACACATGTCATCCGGAACCCTGAATTTGTCCATGCAATTCGGAACAGAAACAAAACCCCTTTTAACCTGCGCATTTCGTAATAAAAAAAGTCCTTTGGACTTGTTAGGAATGACACCCAGTAAACTCTGGTATGCTCAGAAGCTCGCAACCCTCTTGGACGACGGTTCGAAACCAGAGGAACTCGCCGAAAAGATGACCATTCGCAGATTGTGCTACGAAATCGAGAAGATTGAGGAGGAACAGCAAGCAGAACCGGAGCCGGAGGTGGAGGATGAACCGAAAGCTGAGGTTCAGGTTGAAGAGGTGCTTGCAAACCAGGAAAAAGTAAAGGTGAAGAGTTTCTGGGCTCGTCTAGCACTCGACTCGTCATCGGATGAGGAATAAAGACTATACAACTTGTATAATAAATGGACCTATGGTCCGTCCCCAAAGCACCAGGGACCCACACATTGATGAATGGTGGGATTCTCTTTGTCCCAGATAATGACATGTCTGCGTTTTTCCAAATGTACATTGAACAGTTGAAAAATAGCAAATTGTATGTCGTCGAACAAAAGACGGATATTTTCAAGTTTTTCGTGGACCTCGATTACAAGGCTGTAGAGAAGCTCAAGGATGAAGCTCTTTTAGCCATTTGTGAGGTTATTCACGAGGCGATTGGCAAGCCCGGGAGGTGTTGCATCGCACGAGCACAGCCTCGACCGGTTAAAGAAGGCATTAAGTCTGGAGTGCACATTCACTGGCCTGATTTCAAGGTTTCGAAGCAGGATGCTATTTCGTCGCGTGCGAGAATACTGTTGGCACTTCCACTCGTTGAAGAGGTTGATTGGGCTCAGGTGATTGATTCGAGCGTCTATGGTGGATCAGGACTTCGGATGCTTTGGTCTCACAAAAAGCCATCTGGAGATCCATACATCCCGTGGAGAGAGCTTGAGAGTGGCCGAGAGTTTCAAAAGACAGCTGATGCAGACGTCCTTGAGCTGTTTTCCATTCGGTGTGCGTCACACGAGTGCAAGACGGATGTGAATGTCGACATGGACGCCCCTGCAGCTGAACCTATTGAGGAGTTTATACAGAGATATCTACCCGGCCAGCGCCAAACTCAGGTGAAGAAGATTCAACGATTCGAGGAGGGTGTGGATGCGTGGTACGTCCAGACTGATTCAAAGTACTGCGAACGCATCAAGGATGAGCACAGATCGAATCACATCTGGTTTCTTTTGAACAAGGGGCGATTGACTCAGAGGTGCTTCAACGACGAGTGCAAGGAGCACGAATTTTCCGAACATATTCTTCCTCCCAGTATAGTAGATGAGATCGTTACTGTTGGTAGCCCTCCTAGCTGTGACATTATGGCTTGTTTTGCCGAGAGGGCAAAAGGGGCAGTTCCTAAAGTACGAACAGGCGGTGCATCCATATTCTGGTCTCGATCCGACGAGCTGGCAACGCTTCCTAAATAACATCTCACTTTTTGAATCTAAAATGAACAGTGACATTGACTTGTCGTCACAGGCTCTTTACACCGCAGTTGAGAATGTCCGCGACATAAGCCTCGGAATTCGTCTTGCAGATGATGTAGAACATCAGGAAAAGCTTAATGGGATTGCAGGCGCACTCGCGTACGATGGTGAATTTGAACTTAACAAAATTGCCGTTTCCAAGGGTCTTTATTTCTATCCAAAGTACTTAAACGAGACAATCCAAGATTATCCAGAAGATGCTGCCGAGTCAGCATTCGTCCCTTCCAGGATCCGTTCCCACGGCCAGTGAGGTGCGTACGAAGAGTGGGCGTGTATCAAAGCCACCTGTTCGTTACGAGCCGATTGAGCAAGTTGAGGATGATTACTCTGCAGATGATTACGACACGGAAGAGGAGGAGGATATTGACGAGGACATTGACGAGTACGACGAGGATGAGGAGGATCACGAAGATGATGCAGATGAAGATGGAAATTTGGATGGATTTGTAGTACCAGATAAAAGCGAGAGTGACGAAGAAGAGAATGGACGACCGATCCCCCCCGCCGTTCCTGTCGTCAAAAAGCGACGTACCTGAAGCCAACGAGTGGCCGGCACGCTCCGAGCCAGAACCAGTTTTCCGTTCTTCGCCGTCTTTGAACCTTCAAGAGAAGGAGAGCCCATTTGACAAGCTCAAGGGGAACCCTCTCGTGATGGGGATGCTCATCGGCATCGTCATCGGTATCATCCTGACCAATATGCGCCCAGTCATTATCAATCCGCCTAAGTAATCATGTAAGAAACAACACGTCCAGATTTCGAATCGTTCCCTGTAAACGTCCCAATTGGTCCCGTGCGTCCCTTTGAAAGATCCTCCTGCAAAAACCCAACCCACGGGTTCTCACGCACCTGCGTCTGTGGCTCCATATCCCTGAATACCTCAAACTGGTTGTCAAACGCCTGTACTGGTTGAGATATTCTAGCAGGGGGGCACAATTTGTCGAAACGCTTGTACGCAAACCACAAAAGACCCAAGACTATGAGAATACCAAAAAGTGCAAATACCATATTACTTTACACGTAGAAATTAAACAGTCCTTCGGACTGGTGGGATTTACGCCTCCTCCTCCGGCTCCTCCTTCAGAGTCTCGAGCCCCTTCTGCGCCTCCGCCTCCGCCTCGGCCCGTCGCTGCTCAATCACCTCGTTCACCTTGGCGTCAGCCATCGTGACTAGCTCCTCAATTGACTTGTCTGGAAACTCCTTCTTCAGATCCTCAAGCACCTCTGCGGGGTGAGGAATGGGTGGTACGTCTGGCTTGGTGTAAAACTTGGAATTCTCGTCCGAAGGATCGATGTAGGGAAAGTCGCCACTGATGGGCTTGGCGTTCATGTCACGCTTGCGCTTCTCGAACATGGCAGAAGCTTGCGCCTGGTTCTCACGGTACTTGGTCATAATCTCCTCGAGCTTGTCATTCTGGTAGTGAACATCCTGAATCTGATCACGCTGGGGTGGAATCAAAAGCCACTTGTACATGTCCACCACGTAAATGTCGACAATCGCATCCTCCTTCTGAAGACGCTTGCAGTGACTGGCAGCCTCGTCACGGGTCGCAAAGCAGCCACGAATCTTCATGCCCAGAAGCTCATTCTTCTGTGGCTGCTCGGGACCGACAAACGAAACGCACGCAAACATCTGACCGGGAACAGTCAGAAAATCCTGCTCGAGGGAACCCATTATACTTTACACGGATGTAAAATCTTTATCTGGAGAAAATTGGTCTTGTTCTCGAGTATTAAGGAGTTAGTACTCTAAAAGAATAATGGATTCTCTACGTAAACTACACAACAATTGTAAACGAATTTTGATTCAAAATTGGGTCCGACCCGGGTCAACTGTACTCGACTGTGGATGTGGCCGTGGTGGTGATATTCACAAATGGAAATCTGTTCTAAACCTAAAAGTCATAGGGGTCGATCCAGATGAAGAGTCCCTGGTCGAGGCTCAAAACAGAACAGTCGAGGCGGGTTTTGGCATGTGGTT